CTAACGTTCCTATTTATATTATAGAGAAACCAAAAACGGTTGAACAATTTGAACGCGATGTTGAAAAGTTCATCATGGAAGACATGAAGGGCAAGAAGACAGTCGTTACAGTCGATCACAGTATTTTGTTTCGCCAAGGCGCATCAGAATCAGAAAAGTTTGACACGCTCTACAATCTTGGTGAAGCGCTGACTAGGATGAAGAAAAAACTTCCTGTTACATTCATCATCTTAAGTCAGTTGAACCGCGCTGTTGAGAATGAGAATCGTTTGAGAGAAGGATCAGCATCTAACTATCTCCTCGATAGTGACATTTTCGGTGGCGATGCTCTACTAATGCACGCAGATATGCTGTTAATGATTAATAGACCTGCTAAGTATAATCTTAAAAAGTATGGTAATCATGAATTTTTAGTTGGTCCCAACGATCTCGCCTTCCACTTCAATAAAGTAAGAAATGGAGATCCGAGGTTGATCTTCTTTGAAGCACAGTTTGCAAAGATGAAGATTGTTTCATATCCACCGAACAAGTATGGTGAGCGAATGCCTGTAAACAAGTTCTCCGGAGTACAGCAACAACAAATACAGCAATCATCAACTGTTGGCAATATGATATCTCTAAAGAATATAAACGCACACATTAAATAACATGAGCACTACAACCACCACAAAAATTACGAACGAGCAACGTAACAAAAAGGTGGAGGTCATTGCAAGTTTCCATGACGCTACGGTCAAAAGATTGTCAAAAGGCAAGCCTTATCTGATCACTGCCAAAGCCCCCTATATGTATAACTCAATACGTAAGGTTGGGTTCTTTGAAAGTGAATTAGAACTAAAGCCGGGTGGTATTTCTCAAGCGAGGGATATATATGTAGAATTGGTGCATCTGAACACGTATGATCCGCTCGATGCAGAGCAGAGGACTTTATACCGACTCAGATATAATTCTGAATTCAGAACTGAATTCGAAAATTCACCCAAGTTCGCAGCACTCTACTTTGTCGCCTTTGATGAACTGGAGAAAGTATGGCAAGTGGATGATGACAAAAAGAAGCCTTTGTTGTCAACAAAAGACCTCTCCGTACCACAAAGAATGATAACAGTCATGCAGGAAGAACCTGTCGGACCGATTGAGCAAATGCTAACCACAACTATCAAGGGGCACAATGAGATTGATCCCAGATTAGATCTTGAAGACATTAAAGACATTAACATTTCGCAGATGACTCTTAGAGATTTTGCTGCAATCATGTTGAGGTCTCCAGTAAGCGACAAACCCTGGTTAAACAACATTATTACACACATTCAATTCAAATAATGAGTACCGCAACACAACCAGCAGTAGCCGCAGCATCCACTCCAATATTTATGAAACTCCCACTGACCTCGGATGGAAAATTGAAGGAGTCAGCACCATTGTTAATGAGTCCCAGAAGCCTGGTGAATATTTCGTTCCCCAAATCCGGTAAGACTGATAACATGAGTGGTGTCCCAAAGATTCTTATCGGAGACTGTGAAGACGGTACAGTGTATTTCGAGGGAGCGAACTATGTAAACCTTCGCACTTACAACGGAACATCACCTTACTATCAAACAAAAACCGGCAGCTTTATTCCTGCGGGTTTGTATGAAACTGTGCAAGAGTTGAATAAAGCGAATCAGATGAAGAAATTCAATGAGCTGTATGAGAAGTTGAAGGTCAACCGATCTAAAACATTCTATCAGGATTTGGTAAAGCTAATCAACGAAATGCCGTTTCCAATCTTCGTAATAGATACTTTGACATCTTTTATGAGGTTGGTTTATGATGCTGCACTAGCTGAGTACAACAACAATTTAGATCCTTCTAAGCACAAAGGCGATATCAAGCGCGTCGATCAATATGGTGGTGCGCAATATATCCGTCGTTCATTGGAAGATATGAAAGCATTCATAGAGCGCAACGCAGCTCCTTTCATCATTTATAACGGTCACATCAAGTTGAAAAAGTCTGTTTTAAAAAAGACTGACGAAGAAATTTCAACTGTTGACCTTGCGTTAGAAGGTGCTCTCCCAACCATCTTCACATCCAGTGCTGCCGCTGTATGTACATTATTCAGGGACAAGACGGGCGTTCACATGGATTTCCGGAAGAAAGATGAGGATGATTGCGATGCACGCCCTCGGCACTTAGGTAACAGAGTCATTATGATCGCTGACCTGCACCAGTATGACGGTAATGGTGGAATGACCAAAGGCCAAACTTACTGGGAAAGAATCTATCCTGAAATAAACTTCGCCGCATAATTATTCACACATAGGTCACGACAACAATTCCCAAAAAAAAACAAAGTTCCCAAAAACACACGTATGAGTTTAAGTACAAAAAATCTCCCTACCGGTAATGGATTATCAAAATCAATTCTCCCCGGCAACTTAATGGCAAAGATCAACAGGATAGAGCTGCGTATCCCTTCATACGATCAGACTGCTTATGACGTGATCCTTCAGTTGGAAGGTGTTGACCTTGGTGATGGTTTCGAAGGCTTCTGGATCGACAAAGACGATCAGAGTAAAGGTCGCTTTGCTGGTCAGACAGGGAGTGTTAAAATATCTCCGTTCGCCTTTAAAGACAGTGAATACGAAGGTCGTCAGTACTACCGTGATCAATCAATATTGGTTGCGTTGAACAATCTGGCAAAAGCTCTGGGTAAAACCACTGAATTAGGTGACCTCGAAGCCGCTACCATCGAAGAATTCCTGGCTAAAGCAAATCCCATCCTGGCAGATGGTGAAACGTATCTAAACTGGTGCATTGCTGGTAATGAGGAAATCAATGCCGAAGGATATCCTAAATACTACCTGAACCTGCCTAAAGCAAGTAAGGATGGAGTTCCTTATGAGTCAACTGAAGTGGCTATCGACAAAAGCCGTCTACTGAAATTCAGCCCAGATGTTCACATTCGTAAAAAGAAAGGTGCTGCTCAGGTAGCTGGTTTTTCTGCTCAAGGCGCTACTGCTCCTGCTGCGGCCACTGCGGATTTTGATATGGACTAGTACTCCTTCAACTTTTGAAAAGGTAGTACAGCAATGTGCTACTTTTTCAACTTTAACCCTATGTTATCAACAAAGAATGTAGTTACCGACATCAAGGAAGTCCCGGACACCTGGATCTTTGAATACTTCTGTAAACTGGAGAGCCGGCTCGACGGAAATGAAGTGAACATCAAGAGTGTGTTTAACGAAAAGGAGACAAAGCCGAGCATGTTCATCTTTCATTCAACCGAATTGGGTAAGTATTGGTTTCACGATTTTTCTACCGGTAAAAGTGGTGACGCTATCCGGCTGGTGGAATGCCTTAGGCGATGCTCATTTGGACCGGCTTGCCAGCTGATCCGCACTGAGTATATGCGATACCTGCAAACCAACACATATAAAACTCTTGCTCAGGGGCCAAGGAATAAGTATCGAGTTGTTGATTACAAAACGAGAGGATGGAATAAACTCGATGCAAATTATTGGACTCCCTTTAATATTGGATCTGAGTTACTGGAAGAATATTTCGTAAAACCTATCAGCTGGTATCAGATGACCAATGAATCGAACTCAGCTGACACATTCGTTGTACAGGGGGAGTACATGTATGGATATTTTACTCCAGATGGACAACTTTACAAGATCTATCGACCGAAGAAGGCAGATCGCAAGTTCATTAAAGTAATGAATTACGTACAAGGTATCGACCAGCTCAAAGGTGAACGGTGTTTAATTGTGTGTTCATCACTCAAAGACGGCCTCAGCCTGCGTAGCCTGAAATTGAAAGTTGATTTTATCGCTCCCGACAGCGAGAATAGTATTTTGAGCGAGCTGATAATCATGGATATGCTGGACCGGTACAAAGGAAGGGTGTACACACTTTTGGACAATGATGACGCTGGAATGCGGGCCATGAAACTCTATAGGGATGATCACAATCTCAGCCCCATATTATTGCCTATGGCAAAAGATCTTAGCGATTCAGTAAGAGACTTCAAACCCGGTAAGGTACGAGTTCGGTTAATTCCCAAAATCGATAAATTATTGAACATTGCTGCATAGTTTGTATACCTTTTTGTATACTTGTATACCTTATTCTAAAAAACTATGTGGACTTTCGAAGGAAAAGCAATACAATCGATGGCAGATCTTCCAAATCATGAAGAATTGGTCGGATTCTGTTACAAGATTACCAACCTGGAAACTGGTGCGATTTATATCGGAAAGAAAAACTTCTACACAGAGCGTAAGAAGAAGCTGTCTAAGAAAGAGATTGCTGCTCTCCCTGATAAACGCTTCAAACATCACAAGCATGTTAAAGCTGAATCAGACTGGAAAAAGTACTACGGGTCAAGCAAAGAACTGCAAGAGGATTTGAAGAGATTCGGCGCTACAAGTTTTAAGCGTGAAATCATTCAGATCGCCAAAACCAAAAAGTACCTTACTTACCTGGAGTTACAATACCAATTTGCTTACAACGTGCTTGATGTAAAATCTTACAACGGAAATATCCTTGGAAGATTCTACGCACGTGATATCGAAAAGGCTGATGCAGCCTGAGTTTCATAAACTATACACAACTAACGTGTAACTCCTTTTTTTGCGGCTTAAAGTAAATCTTACTTTTACCCCAGTGAAAGGAGTTCTTATTTACTTATGGAAGTTTTATCAACAAGAACCCTAATCGCACAGAGTGACGAAGATCAAATGTTGGCAGAGTTTTATTCAAAAAAGTTTTACTTCTCGTACTCCTCACTGAATAAACTTCTGTGGAATCCAGCAGCCTGGTTCCAACATTATGTGATGCGCAAAAGAGAAGATAAACTGGACAAACATCTACTTGGTGGTAAAGTGGTCCATGCCCTGCTACTTAGTCAGGAATACTTTGACAAGTTATTTGTCATGGTACCAAATAAGTTGCCCGGTGACAACACAATGAAAGTTGTTCATAGGGTTTTTAAGCAATACAAGGATGATCTCAATACCGGTGTACAAAGTGATATGCTTAGTGATTACAGATCACTAATTCTACAAACACTTGTAGAGATGAACTTGCACCAGGCACTGACAGATGATAAACCTGCAAAAAACTCAACCGCGATTGTGAAGAGTGGAGATGATAAGCGAATGGAGAAAATCCTTACGCAAGATGCGGTGGAGTATTTTGAACATCTGATTAAGAAAGGATCAAAGGATGTGATTGACAATGATATGTACCTGGATTGTTTGAATGCAGTCCAGAAAGTACGTGCTAATCCTAAAATTATGGATCTTCTCGGTATTCATACCGATGAGTTTCGGAATATCGAAGTGTTCAATGAATACGAACTTCAAGCAGAACTGGTCAACTATCCGTTTGGTATGAAAGGTATCATTGACAACATGAAGATTGACCATGATTATAAGACCATTTATATCAACGACGTAAAAACCTCGGGTAAAGAAATAAGCAATTTTCGCGAAACGTTGGAGTTCTGGAATTACTGGATGCAAGCAATCATGTACATCATGTTGGTTGCAAAAAACTTTCAGGATCTGATTAGCCAGGGTTACCAAATCCAGTTTAGATTCATTGTAATCGACTGTAACGGCGATGTTTATCCATTTCCGGTTAGTAGCGAGACAATGACAAAGTGGAAGAACCGATTAATAAACGAGGGTCTGTTTAAGGCTCATTATCACTATACAAATAAAAAGTTCACGCTCCCTTACGAGTTTTCTGAAGAACTCGTGATCCTTTAAGGACACTCAATTATTGTATAGATATGCCGATTACAGAGATTTACTCTGATTACTTTCAGAAGAGTAAGACGTTCCTGTTACCAACACTTGGGATAGGAAAAAGTTACCAAACCACGGATTTGATGACATTCATTAGTTGGCCGGGCAGATTCGCACCTGACGACTATAAACTAATTGTTTGTAAACGAGGTGATCTGGAGGACAGAGAGTATAAGAAATTCGAGAAAATCTTTCTGGTAAGTAATGTGTTTTTCGAAACCATGGAAAAACTGGACGATAACACTATTGTCTACATTTTTGACCTCGATAAATTTCACTCAGACTGGAATTTGTTCCTAAAAGGAAAGTACTCCAGGTTGTCACCGTGGTTAAAAGAACGCATTAAAGCATACTTCGGTGAGAAAACCGCTGAATGGATCTATATAAAGAGTTTCCTATATCCAGAGAGATACTTTGATCAATACGCAGATTTGCTGTACAGCGAAAAAGACCGTGCTGCCGGCCTTGAAAGGCTGATGGAGGTTGGGGAGCTGTGTGCGAAGTGGGATAAAAAGCAAGAAACTTTAAATTATTTGACATCCTCTATTGGAGAAGTCAGTATACTTTCATAAGATTGTAGACCATTGTAGACCTTTACTACTCAAACAACAACTAATCCGTATGACGTTTAAGAACATGTT